GATCCACCAGGCGATCCACCAGCAGGTGACGGTGGTGGTGGCGGCGGTGATACCTGGCGCACTACCCTGGCCGGCGAGAATGAAGACTGGGGTAAGCGCCTCGAGCGTTACACCGACCAGGACAAGTTCATGGAGTCAGCGTTCCAGGCACACGACAAGATCCGAGCCGGCGAGGTATCGCTCGGCCTGCCCGAGGATGCAACCGAAGAGCAGATCAACGACTTTCGCCAGGTCAACGGCATCCCGCTGGAAGCTGACAAGTATGACTTCACCGGATCCGAGCGTGAGCTGTCCGAGATGGATCTCGAGATGATGGGACCAGTGGCTGAGATCGCCCACAAGTACAACATCTCCAACGAGGCCCTGAACGATTTGATGGGTACCTACATGGGCGAGACCGACAAGATCGTGGAGCAGATGCATGTCCAGGACAACCTGGATGCCCAGGAGTCCATGAAACTGCTCAAGGAAAACTGGGGGCCTGAGTACCCGATCAACATGAACCGAGCCACCAACCAGTTCAACCTGCTACCGGAGTCAATCCGTGACGCGGTCAAGCAGGCCAAGATGCCTGATGGCCGCGGCATCATGAACTGTCCCGAGTACATGACCTGGCTGGTCAATGTCGATCGGCAGATCACACCGATGGATCCGATCAAGGGTGGCCAGGAAGCTACGCTGAACGATGCGCGTAAGGTGGTCGAGGCTTCGCTGCTTCGCATGCGTGACGACTCGGTTGCCTGGCACAAAGACAAGAAGGGCCAGGATGATTACATGAAGGCCCAGACCATGATTGACCAGTTCGAGGGTTCGCAGTAAGATCATTCCCTGCCTGGTGTTTTAGTAATCCGCTGGGCAGGGCCAAACTTGTGTGTGGCCTTCAGCCCTGGTTATGAGCCAGGGCTTTTTTGTGGTAGCTCGGGGGTTGCGCATTTCTGGATCCATGATCTATCATCGGATTCGACGCTGAAGTTAGACCCTTGACCTCAATGAGTCGGCCCCGAACACCACGGCCTCCCCGACAGACCTGACAGTAAAGCCTCCTCAAACCAAGCGGTTAACTGACCTTAACTGAACAGGAGCAATCTATGGCTGAGACAGCCTTCCAAGAAATGTTTCGCCAAGAAGTGGTCATGGGATTTGAGAAGGGCCAGAGTTTGGCTCGTCGCACCACCACTGTGGAAACAGAGATCAACGGTAACGAAGCTACGTTCCTGGTCGCTGATTCCGGAGGTGCAACCGCAACAACCCGTGGCGTGAATGGTGACATTCCTACCCGCCCCGACAACTTGAACCAGTTCACCGCGTTACTCCAAGAGTGGCACGATGTTCCGGAACGCACCAGATTCAACATCTATGCGTCCCAGGGTGATGGTCGTCGGATTATGCAAGAGACCAGCATGAAGGTTATCAATCGCAAGATTGACGACGACATCTATGCTGAACTCAACACCGCCTCCACTACCTGGACAGGTGGCGCAGCAGCAGCGACCGTAGCACTGGTCTCGGATGCTCGGACAATCCTTGCGAATAACTTCGCTCTGGATGACGAGCCGTTCGCGATTATCACGCCTGCCTTCTGTGGCCAACTGATGGGCTTTCGTCAGTTCACTTCAAGCGACTTCGTCAACTTGAAAGGTTTCGAGAATGTAAGTAAATCTCGGGCTTTCAACTGGTACGGCGTCAACTGGATTGTGGACGCAGGCCTCCCAGGCACCGGCACCGCGACTGCGGATTGTTTCATGCATGCGAAGGCCGCGATCGGCCATGCGTGTGATATTGAAAACATCCGCACCGAGGTGGGCTACGACCGTAAGAACGACAAGTCGTGGGCCAGGGCCACAACCTTCATGGGATCGAAGTTGCTGCAGGACATCGGAGTCGTGAAAATGACTCATGATGATACAGCTGCCTTCCCAGTGAATACAACGTAAGAGGAGGTTGAATCATGGCTTACAATAGCGCAGACCTAAACCTTATCCAGGCGAATGTCGGGCATTCAGGTGGTTCCGTTTGGAACTACATCGAACCCGCCACCGCGCTTGCCACCATCATTGCTGCAGGTTATATCAGTGACGGTCTTGATAAGGGCTTGAAAGTGAACGACCAGATTCTGGTCAGTGGCTTAACCAGCAACCTAACCAAGGTTACTGTGGTCGCTGCCAATGGTGATGTAACACTCGTCTAATCTGGTAGTAACTGGGGATCAGGCCCTTCTCTCCGGAGGGGCCTGGTCATTTTTGGCCAGTTGATCGCTGGCCCTTTTTATAATGGAGACCAGTAATGACTGCTAAAAAAGCCGTAGTAAAAAAGGCAGCAGCACCCGCAGTACAAGAGGCCGAGACCGACACGGTACGGCTACCAGTAAACCCTGTCAAACCAGGTGATGTGAAACTACAAGCCCAGATGCATAATAATTGGGCATGTTTCCTCCCGTCCCACTACAACCAGGCCCAGGTCGAGGACAAGAAGACCTGGACATTCATGGCACCGAAGTTCAAGGATCTCGACGCGATGCGAGTCACCGCTGAAGATGGATCCTGGATTGCCATGGCTATTATTCGACGCACGGTCTCGATGGAGATCAACGTGCAGATCTATGACTGGATCGAGTTGTCGGCACCAATGATCGCGAAGGAAATCGAGATCGGTGACGACTATGTTATTCGCCACTTCGGCACCGTGAGAAAGTTTGCAGTGTGCAACCAGTCCAACGGTTCTGTCGTGAAAGAGGGTTTCAATACCCAGGTACAGGCGATCAAATACGTTACCGACCATATTCAGTCGGCAGGTATGCAGGTCGCAAACTGATGAGGTAGGACATGGCCACAAAGCTGTCGTTGTTTAACGGCTCACTACAACTACTCGGTGAAAGGCGACTGCTGACGGACACGGATCCTGTATCGACCCGCCGCGACCTGGACGCCCTTTACGATGTAGATGCTGTCGATTATTGCCTGGAGATTGTCAAGCCCAGGTACGCCTCGTTGATGGTCCAGCTGACAGGTGCCGCACCTGGTGGCGATAGTGGCTATGCCTTCGAGGCGCCACTGCCGGCAGACTTCGTGGCCATGTTCACGCTGAACGATGGTACGCCTGCCATCTATCGGGATAACCTCGAGCAGTCACCGATCACCAGGTTGCTTCGCGAGAGCACCAACCTGCTGTCGGACATCGAGTTCCCGTTCATCCGCTACCTGATCAACCACACGGATCCGCAGCTGGTCGATATGCCGCCATCGTTCGCGAAGGTGGTCTCGGCCTACATGGCCAGGGAGCTGGCCTGGAAATATGATCCCGATGCCGAGGAAATGATCCAGACAAAACTGGAGCAGCGCATCGAGGTATCGAAGGCGGTCGAGTTAGGCAACGCGCCAGAGGTCCGCGGGTTCACTCCGGACGTCCTGACCGATACACTCCGTGCCATCTACAACGACTGCCTGCAGATCCTGCAGCTGGCCCCGATCGTCAGCAACACCGACGACAGCCTGGCCAAGAACCGGATCAGTATCGCACTGGACAACGGCCTGGTCGGCGCGGTCCTCGAGGACACCAGCTGGAACTTCGGCCTCGAGTCGGATCAGCTGTTCCACGATCCATCGATCGATCCACCCTGGGGCTACAAGTTTGTCATGGCACTGCCGTCGAACTGGCACCGGATCAATGGCGTCTATGTCGATGAACTGATGCGGACCCCGCTGCGTGATTACGTCCAGCAGCTCGACCAGGGTACCGGCAACACGCTGATCTTCTCGAGCCAGCAAATCATCTACGTCGAGTATGTGAGCAAGGCCTTCCTGACCGACTATCCGAACTGGCCTGATTACTTCAAGCGCCTGGTCGCAGCCAGGATGGCCATCGATGCAAACATACCTGGTGGCAACAAGGAGGCAGCGGTGGCTCAATACACGGCACGGCGCCGTGAGGCTATGAGCACCAATGCCATCAACGGTGTGCCGAAGCGCCTGGCCCTGGGTAGCTGGAGTCGGTCGCGCCTCTACCGAGGAAATATCAACAGAGATCGTCCGTAATGGCCTCGAGTATTGGCAAGGGGCTATTCAACAAGTTCAACCGTGGTGAGGTGTCGAAGGACGCCTTTGCTCGTGAGGACGTCACCAGGATAGACAACAGCTGCGAGACCATGGAGAACTTCGCGCCCGAGCGCCTGGGTCCGATGTCATTCCGACCTGGTACCGAGCTGATCGACTTCAGTCCCAACACCGTGGTCCACGCCATCGATGACGAGAGTCTCCTGGTACCCTTCCCGACATCGATTGACGATCCATGCATGATTGTCTTCGGCACCAACTCAGGCTTGCCATCGATCGACTTCATGCGCGGCAACACCTTTCAGTTCTTCGAGAGAGCACTCACCACCACGACCTGGCTCGAGGGAGACTTCGGGATCCCGCTGGGTACTGGCTGGACCGATGCCGATGTGGGTGGTGGCGTGAGCAACATCGCGGTCAACCGGCTGACCATGACCGGCACCGGCACCGACGAGGCGAAAGTCTTCCAGACCTCGAGCACCACCGAGGCAGACGTCCCGCACGGCTTCCAGTTCATCGTGGACAAGGGTGAGGTTCTTTGCCAGATCGGCACTGGCGGCGTTGACTCCGCGGATCTGTTCGAGGCATTCCTGCAGATCGGCTACCACCACATCGAGATAGACCCAGGCAGCAGCGACATCACGGTCACGCTGTCCAATGCGAACATACGCCAGGGCAGAATGCTACTGGCTGAACTCCTCGGTGACGTTGCCATCGATGTGCCGATGGAGACCGCACTGCGCTGTTCAATCCTGCAGGCTGGCGCCTTTTCCTACCCGATCCTGAGATCTCTGCGCTGGGCTGGATCCGCGGACATCATGTACTTCTGTGGTGGCCGAGACATCGAGCAGGGCTTCGAGGGCTGGCTACCCTTCGAGGTACGCCGGCACAACCCGACCAGCTTCTCGGTCCAGCGATTCGTGAATGTGTTTGGACCCTACGAGACCATCAATGTCGGCAACGTCACGATGGAACCCCAGGGAACGATCGACGGCAACATGACGGTCGCACCGAGCCGGCCATACTTCGAGTCCTCCGCGCCGGCTTACGGCTTCGGCAATAACGACTACGGCTTCGGTACGCTGCTGAAGATCGCAGTCAATGGCCAGATCCAGAGCGTGTCCGGTATCTCTGCCGGCACGGCCACTGCCGGCGTATTTGTTTTCGGTACCGGCGATGCCAGGAACTTCGACATCAGCGTCACCCAGACAGGTGGCTACACCCGCATCGAGCTGCAGAAATCCTTCGATGAGATTACCTGGCAGCTGGTACCTGGTGAGGCCTACACTGCCGGCACCACGTTCACCAAGACTTTCAATGACGGCCTCGATGGCGCGGAGATCTTCTACCGCCTCGAGCTGATCACACCTGGTGGTCTTGCGACCCTGACCATGCAGCTCGATTACGCCTACGGCACTCTCGAGAGCCAGGGCCGAGTGGTCGAGAACACCAACAATGTTGACGTCGAGATCGAATGGTTCGTTGCCTTCAATGGCCCGATCAGCGTCGAGTATCCTGACTGGTTCGTTGGATCCTGGGGTGGCAAGCGTGGCATGCCCACGGCCTGCGCATTCCATGAAGGCCGGCTGTGGTTCGCTGGTGGCAATCAGATCTGGGGATCCGAGTCCGACTTCTATGAATCCTTTGATCGACTGATCGAGGGCAGCAGTGCATCCATCCAGAAGACCATCGGCTTCGGTGCTGCCGAGCGGATCCACTGGCTTGCACCATCTGCCAGGCTGGTGGCTGCGACTGCCATCTCAGAGATCGATGTCCGGTCCAGTGCTTTCGGTGAAATCCTCACCCCAGAGAATACCAACCTGAAGGCTGGATCGGACATTGGTACTGCGGACATCGTGCCGATCGTGCTCGACAACGAGATCCTGTTTGTCCAACGTGGTGGCAAGAAACTGATCGGCATCGACTTCAACATGAACGCCGAGAAGCATGCGGTCGAAGATTTCAATATGCTCAACAACGACATCCTCCGTGCCGGCGATGGCGTGGTGCAGATCGTGTTCGCCAGGAACCCAGAGACCAGGGTCTACATCGTCATGAACGATGGCACCATGCGCGTCCTGCTGCGCGACATCACTGAGGGGATCCTCGGCTGGTCGCGCATCACCGTCCGAGACAATGCACTCGCCCAGGAGAACATCACCAGCGTGGCCGTGCTGCCTGGCAATGACGAGGACGAGGTCTGGATCACCACCCAGTCAGCCAAGGTATTGAAGTTCGCACCATTCAACCTGGCCGAGGGTGCGCTGGACTCCAGGCACCACGATTCATTCCAGTACTTCGCCGCACCTGGTAGCACGACTCTGACCCTGCACAGCCTGCCGAACGGCGACACGGTCGCTGCCTGGGTCGATGGCACTGATGCCGGTGACTTCGTGATTTCCGGTGGCCAGATCACAGGTGTGACCGGCGCGGATGTCGCGGCCAATGTCACGGTCGGCTACCGCTACGAGGCAACGTACCTGTCCAACAAGCTGACCGACTTCGCAGGGATCTCGGTCGTGGCACAGCGCAAGCGGATCGTCAACACCGGACTGCTGATGCGCAACTACGTCACAGGCGTGGTCTCGGTCGGATTTGACCTGGCCAACCTGGACGAGATGCCGACCATCGAGGATGGCGCGGCTGTGGTCGCCGGCACCGAAGAGTACGATCACTTCCCGTTCCCGTACAACGGCACCAGCGAGACCGATCCACGGATCGCGATCAAGGCCACAGGCCCAGTGAAAATGCTGGCCTACGTCTACGATGTGAAAGATACCGCGTCCAAGACGCCAACCCAAACAGGTACATAGCATGAGCTGGGGCGCAGTAATATCAAGTGTCGGGCAGGGCTACTTCTCGATGAACGAGGCTTACAACAAGTCGAAGATCCTCGAGTCGCAGAGCAAGCTCGACTTCACCCTGTCCGGTATCGAAGCCAGGCAGATGGAACGCACTGCCACCGGCATCGAGAACCAGGGCGTCCGTGCGGCGATGATCGAACAACAGAAGACTGCGATTGTTACCTCCGATGCCATCGCGGCCATGGCTGCAGGTGGTGGCGGTGTGGACCCATTGATGCTGGCCAGGATCAAGCAGCGCGGTGACTACAACTCCATGTCGGCCATCTTCGATGCCAGGACCGAGGCCATCGATCTGCGCTACCAGGCAGACATGACTCGCATCGGTGCCGAGTACTCCAAGGGCGCCAGCAAACGCTACGGTGATTCACTGAGGCGCGAGGCAACGACCGGCGCCATCTTCAACTCGATGGACCTGTTCGCCTCGGCCTACAAGCCTACGCCGAAGGCGAAGGTTTCAACATACAAAGCACCAGGCTTTGAGAGGAGATAATGGCTACCATCCCAACAGCTGAAGCACTGGGACTCCGCTCCCCGACAAAGGTTGCCCGAGGCGCCGACACTCGAGGCGTTCTAACGAAGTCATCCAGGGCAATGGACCTGAAGTCGGTCGAGACTACCGCTGTCCAGGAAGGCCTGAAGGACATCAGTGATCGCATTGCCAACGAAGAGCTGGCCACTGCCGAGGTCCAGTTCCAACTGGGATCCATGGCCGAGGCCGAGAAGTACAAGAACGACCCGAACCTCGACACCATCGAAGAGCGTCACGCTGCCGGCATGACCGACCAGCTGGGCAAGGCCTCGGCCAACATCACCAGCGCGAAGACTCGAGCACTGTTCATCACACGCGGTGAGCTGGGCATGGCCAAGGCCAATGCCAACATGAGCGAGAAGACCACGACCAGGAAGAACGACCGCGAGAAAGGCCACATGGCCAACGCGATCGACCTGATGGTGAAGGGCGGCATGGATATGCAGTACGGGGATCCAGGTACCGCCGCGGTCGGGATCCAGCTGACCCTGGACTCGATGGTCGAGCGCAACGTCATCACCGCCGTCGATGCCCAGCAAACCATGAAGAAGGCCCAGCTCGATATGGCCTACGGCAGGCTGAAGCAGCTGCCACCGGAAGAGCAGCTTGCGCTGCTGGACGATCAGAATCCGAAGACAAAAAAGTGGCTGGAGAATGTACCACCCGATGTGCTGCGCCAGCTGAAAGATGAAGCTCTGCGCCAGGAAGCAAACGGCAGGGCCTTGGGCATGGCGTTCGAGATGTCGAGCATGGACGAGGCCGAGGGCCTGGCGAAGCTCAAGCAGGATTTCATCAACGGTGATCTCGATGACGACGACTACGAGAAGACCCGCCTGCGTTTCTTGCGCGTGAAGAATGACCAGGATCAAGTGCAGCTGTCGGCCATCGAGGACTACCTCGAGGAAGGCATTGGTGAGATCGCTTTCGGTGGCACCACGGTCGCGCAGCTCGAGGCTGCACCTGGTGGCATCGAGATGATGAAGAAGATGACACCGGCCCAGCTTAACAACCTGTACGCGGCTGAAGATAATGCGATGAAACGTGCTGCCGGCCTGGGCATCAAGTACTCTGACTGGCCTACGAAGTCTCGCCTGCGAGAGCTGCTGGCGTCAGAGCAGAATGTTAAGGCCCGTAAGTACTGGTCCGAAAACTCAGCGAAGCTGAACGATGGTGACTGGAAGTACTTCAATGCGGCGACATCGCCATCGAAGAGCAAGGCGCCCGAGTGGGATCCGATCAGATCAGCGCGTCAGGTTCTGGCCGAGTACAAGAAGCAGAACACCGACATGACCGACAAGCAGGAGTCGGACATCTGGGATCGGATCGATGAGAATATCGAGAGTTACTTCAACGATCCGAAGACCGCTGGGCAGAAACCACCGAAAGCCCTGGTCAACGACTGGGTCGATGAGGAGTTTCTCAAGATCCACCACACTGAAAACTGGGCCTTCGATGAAGAGAAGTTCCTGTACGAGATGGACGACACTGGCCTACTGCAGCGTGACGAGGTTGTGGCCCAGCTCGACTTCCTCCAGGAGGCGACCGGCCTACCCCGCGGTGAAGCTGGGCAGATGATGTCGCAGTACTCCCTCGACCATTACGAGTTCGTGCCGCAAGTCAACGAGGCGCTTGCGTATCTTCGCGAGACCCAGCCGAACCTGGAGCCATGGCAGCAATGGAATCGAGTCAAGGCCATGCTGAACATCGATCAACCAGGCCCCAGGGTTGACAGCCAAAGCCCAGCGGTTGAGGACAGAGCTGGTCTCGGCCTCAACATTCCAGGGCAGTAGCGATGGCGCTTACCGCCCAACAAATCGAGCTGCTCAACGGCGACTTCAGTGGCGAGGTTGATCCCTCCCTGGAACAAACAGCGGCCAGGGCCAACAACAACCTGGTCCGTGCTGCCGATGGTAACCCCGACCAGTACGCCGAGGACCGCAAGCTCGGCCAGGAACTAAACCTCGACACCGACCTGGTCGCCCGTAATCGTGACAAGGTGAAGAGGATGAAGTACCTGGATGAGCTGGATCTCCAGGCGCTCGATGAAACTCCTGTCACCCAGGAGTGGTTGAAGAACGACGAGAACACCAAGATCGCCTGGGATGATGTGGCCGTGCTGCAGAAGTTTGAGCGCGAGAACGCTCGGACCTGGTACCAGGCTGGCAGCAAAGCATTCGAGAACTTCGGCAAGACTTCCCTGCTCGGCCTGGGCAAAGCCTGGGATGGTATCGCTCTCTCATTTCTGAATGACGCGAAGTACGGCGAGGGACCAGGGAGCCAGGCCTCGATGGATGCCATCTCGGCAAACATGGATCTCACCCCCGAGCAGCAGGCCGACCGAACCAAGTGGATGGCCAAGCATGCGGCCAACCTCGACAAGCAGATCGAGGAGCGCACGGCACAAGTAGCGAAGGCCGAGAAAGAAATCGGCAGGCTGACTCCCAAGGGCATGACCGAGCTGGAGGAAGGTATCCGTGGCGCCATGCAGGTGGGTATCGACGTAGCTCCAGGCATGATTATCTCAGCTCTCACCCGAGGCAGGATCAACCCGACACTGGGACTCATGGGCGGCAAGGTCTACGGCGATTCCTACGCCAGCGCGATCGCGGAGGGCAAGTCTCACGAGGTCGCCAAACGATACGCGGCGATTGACATGGTCATTGAAATCGCAACCGAACGATTCCCGATGAAGCGCCTCGAGCGCGTGGTCGGTGACCTGGGTGGTAATACCCCCAAGAGCTGGGTGAAAAAGTTCATGCTCGAGGAGCTGACTACTGAGCAGATGGCAACAGCCGGCCAGACCATCAACGCCTACATGTTTGACCTGGACGAGGAGCTGGCCAACGCCAGGGGCTGGGAGGAGATCCTCGACATCCAGATGAGGCGCCAGGCTGTTACCCTGATTGCCACGACACTCGGTGGTGGAACAATCGCCGGTACCGTCAAGGGCGTCGATTACCTGGCCAGCCGCGAACAACGTGCCATGGGCAAGCTGATGTCCGATACGAACAAGCGGCGAGGATCCGAGTTCGATCAGAAGCGCCTCGATAACCTGATCCACCTGTCCCAGTCCAGCAAGACCAACGAACGCGCTGCCGATGCGTTCGAGGATCTGGTGAGCAAGATGGATCCGGACCAGCAGATCTTCATCGATGCCGAGGCTGTCGAGCTGCTGGATGACCCGCCTGAATACCTGACAAAACAGATGGATGGATCCGGTGGGACCGTGAGCATGCCGCTGTCCACATTTCTGAAGGACTTCGCCAACGATGAAAAGCTGATGGCGATTGTGCGCCCGTTCATCAAGACCGACGAGAACCACCAGAACCAAACCGAAGCCGAGCAGGAGGACGACAGTGAATACATCAAGAGCATTCTCGCAAAGGCCGCTGAGACCCAGGAGACAAAGAGCACAGCAGACGCGATCTATGAGCAGGTCACTGAGCAGCTCATCGCAACCGGCCAGCTTTCGGCAGCGTCTGCAAGGCAGGCAGCAACCCTCGTCCCAGCGCAGGTCACCGTTCAATATGAATACCTCAAGAACTCAGGATACAAGAACGAGGATGGATCCGAGGTCACGCTCGAGCAGGTCTTCGCCACCATCGGACTCGAGATCGTCGGACCCCAGGTAGATGTAGCCGGCGAGTTCATGGAGCAGGTTGAGGGCCTGGATCCGGTCGAGCAACGCGAGTACCAGCAGGCAGCTGCCAAAGGCCTGGACATGGACGAGGCGCCACGCAAAGCCAGGGCCGAGGAGCAGGGCTACGATACCAAGTATCCTTACTACCATTTCACCCAGGCTGAGTTCGATGAGTTCAATCCACTAAGCCACTTCGGTGGACCAACAGCTGCGGCTGATCGCCAGGCGTTTACTCGCGGTTCCATCCTGGCTGAGTTCGATGAAGATTTCGAGAGCAAGGGCCATGATGACGGTTGGATAGTGCGTGACCATGAAGGCAATACCTTCGGTGAAAACCTCACCGAGGAAGAAGCTGAAGCCATGCAGCAACAGATCATGCGGGAGCAGATGGGTGACGCCGTGGCCGAAGATACCGATGAGGGCGCGAGGACCATTCCAGTCTATGCCAAGGTCAACAACCCACTGCGCATCGAGGACACTGGAACCTTCCATACCCCGAACGAGCTGGTCAGCCAGATGCTGCTGTCGGAGGAGTTCACCCAAGCGGAGATCGACGCGGTGACAGTCAGGCAGGGGATGCCATCCAGGAACAACATCGTCGAGCTGATGAAGAGCAAGGGCTTCGATGGATTCATCTACCAGAACAAGGTCGAGGGGCCAGGCACTGACAGCATCGTGCCGCTCGAGGCGAGTCAGGTCCGCTCGGTCAACGCTGCGTTCGATCCAGACTTTACTGACAGCCCGAGCATGCTTGCCCAGCAGGATGATGTCCTGATGCAGGTCGTGGAAGGCGACTCGGTGACCCTCGAGGACGGCAGAACCTACGAGAAGCAGAAGACAGATCCCGACCACCAGCTGGTCCTGGTTGATGCCGGCCTTCTCGCGGAGCTGTGGGTTGACCAGGTTGGACCAGGTCCGAAGTACACCAACCAGATCAGCAACCGGATCGAGCAGTACAAGCAGTTCCTGGAACGCCATGACCGAGGCGTCCACATCATGCCTGATGGCAGGGCAATCCCAATGCCGAAGGAAAATATCCAGGTCGGCAACGCATACGTCAAAGGCCCCTCGACTGGGTACAGCGGCTACATTTCATTT